TTAATTGTGATTGATATTTTCATAGCTCCCGATGCTCCGATCTCTTAGCTGAAGGTCTCTGTTGGAGTTCCAATTACTGTCATCGTCCAAGTATCAGTTAGCGCTCCTGGTGCTGCGCCGCCTGCTGATGGGAAGATTGGCAATACTGTGAAAGCAAATACTGCTCCAGATACTGCTGTAAATGAAACGCTTAGTGCTGTGTTTGGTGCAGATTCTGCATCTGCCCACATTGCCTCAAATAGTGAGCTAGTAGCTCCCCAATCCTGTAGCAATTCAATTGTGAATGTCCATTGCTTATCAACGGACTTGTAAGCGCGACCATCAAGGGTTTGATAGGTCTCAATAATTGTGTCGCAGCTTAGGACTGCGCTAGTTGCCTGGGCGTCATAAGCAGCGCTATCGAGTGTAAAGGTTACATCGCGCCCAGTTATTACTGTGGTTGGCATTTGGGTCTCCTATGCGGTTTGCTCGTAGCGGACGCTCAAGCGTATATCTGAAACTAACAGGGTTGTAGTTCCTACTTCAGTTACCGAAGGTCTTTCGACTATTGATAACTCATACTTGGAAGCATTTAAGGCTCCAAGAATACTAATGACCATTTGCTCTAGGTTATCTAAAGCAGCGGCGTTGCTGAAATACGCAACGCAAGCGGTTATGGTGTAATTTAATTTAACTCTAGTTGTGGCCTTGCCCAAGACTTCAAGCTCCATATAGGGCGAGTCTGGAATGACAATAATTGCAGGGACAATTGGTGCTTCAGGAACTGAATCGTAAATATTGGCAGCTACTCCCGCTAAGGCAGTTTTAAGAGCGCCTCTAACATCTGTGGCAATTGTTGAGGCAGGCATTAGCCCACCATAGTTTCAACATCAAGGTATGGGCCAAGTAAGCCAGTTACCTTGGCAAGTAAATTCTTAGATAGGCGGTAAGGGGTTACTGCAAAATCAACGCCTTCTATTGATCCGCCTGCTGCTGTTCTTGCTTGGAAGATTTCAACGGAGATAGCCAGAACAGAAGCTTCAACATTGGCATTTCCGACATAGGTTGATAGTCCAGAGAGCGCAGCATTTCCTGCTGGGATAACATTCTTTTCCAATATGTCTGCATTGGTGATTGCAACGGCGAATTCATAATCTGATAATCCATCTGCTAAAACTGTGTGTGTGCCATTAAATGGTGATCCGCAGCCAGTAATTACAACGGATTGGCCCTCGGTAAATTCTTGGATAGTTGCGCTAGTAAAATAAGCAACATTATCTTCAAGTCTTACTTTGTTAATCTTTGTTTGAAAAGTGACCAGCATTGGAAGAATAATATTCTCCGAAGCATCCACTATGTCATTTAGGTAAGCATCGTTATATAGGGATGACGAAACGCCAAGAATTGTCCTCAGCTCTGTGGCTGTAACTATCGTTGGCATTTCGTCATCCTTTCAAGCAGTTAGGTGAGCGGCCAGCTCGGGAGCGGACTGGCCGTCACTATTTTGAATTTATTACTCAACCATCCAACGATAAGCGCCTGCGCCTACCTTGGTAGCTAGTGCTCCATAACCATAGTAAGCAACCTTGATTTGACCAGTTGCTACCTGTGCAGTCTCCAAGCGGAAACGGCTTGACTCATACCAAGTATAAGCCTCTGGATTGATGACGATAATTGTGTTATCGCCAACGCCTGATCCAGTTGTTAGGTTGCGATTTACGCGGAAATTAAGACCAAGTAGGTTTCCAGTTGCAGAGCCTACATTGAGATTTCCACCCTGATTCATATTGCCAATCAAGTTCTGGTAAATCGGACGACCACCATCAGCAAGGTTCTGAATTACGCCCCATTGCTGAGGAGAAGCGATAATGTTTTGTGCAAATCCGAGAGTGTTTGCGTAGATTGAAACGCCTGCATCGGAAATGAAGTCAAGAAGTCCAGCTGCATCAAGAGTGCGGTTTCCGCCATCTGTTCCACCAGCAACTAGGCCAGCGATAACTGCAACATCTGTTGCCTTTGCGTAAGCGTATTCCATTTGACGAACTAGCTCATCAAAGAAAGCAGGAGATGAACGATCAAGAAGTTCTACTGAGAACTCTTGTCCGCCAGCATACTTCTTAACGGTTACTGTGGTGTAAGCGCTTGTCATACCAGTTTCATCAATTGTTGCTTCTTCAGCTTCTTCTCCAACTGTTGGAACTGCTGTGATTTTTGGAATCTCAAAGCTCATACCAGCATCTGGTAGAACTCCGCGAGATACGGAATCAACTGCTGAACGATCAGCATTTGAAAGAGGATTGATTACCTCAGTTAGCTGACGAGTTGGGACAAGACCAGCGTTGTTGCTAGTTGTGTCATCTGCTGCGCGAACATAAGCGCGAGCATCGTCATTTCCTAGAGCAGCGCGAACGCTCATTTCTAGGTATTTGGACTTGGTGAACTCAAGTCTTGGAGTTGTGTAGAAAGCAGGCTTTGGAGCTGCAGCTTCTACTTTGGCTGCTTCTACCGCTTCTTCAACGGCAGGAGCAGGAGCGGTAGTGTCAGACACTTGGTCTCCTTCGGTTGGTTTGTCTGAATCAGCGGTTGCCAAATCAGAATCTTCTTTTGGTGCTTCATTTTCTGATGCTGCTACCTCGCTAACGCGAGCAGAATCAATTGCAGGATCAGTAACCAAAGAAACTTCATCTAAGGTTGCTGAGGTAATCTGCATTACGCCCTTATTGTTGGTCCATTCATTTATCTGAGCGCCTACGCTAAATCCATCGCGTAGCCCTTCGGTTGCTTCAACTAGAGCATCTTCTCCAGCCATAGTATTGGCAATTTTGAAAGTAGCTTCAATTCCATTAGCAGTTACATTGTGAGAAACCATTTTGCCAATTGGGCGAGTTCTGTCGTGCTCAAGGAGCAACTTAACTGGCTTAATCTCAATGCTATCTGCTGCGAAAACTGTTGGGCCTACTGAGGTGTTACCTTGCTCATTCCAAGTAACGATAGTCCCAGTAATTGTTCTTTTAATTGTGTCGGCAGCGGTAACTGCCATTGGCATATTAACCTTCATTTGGTATTAGGTCCTCTTCTCGCTGAATCTGCTCAACGCTCATCGCGCCAATGCGGTTTAGGATTTCATAAACTTGCGCTCTTTCTAATGCGTTACCGCGTAAGAAATCGTCAAGTGCAAAGCGCACCATTACTGGATTTGGAACGAAGTCCGGTAATGATAAGCGTTCCTCAATCGCTTTAAGGATTGGGCGAAGTGAGAAATCAACTAATGAGCGCCGCTCGGACACCGCGTTTGAATAAGTCATAGAAGTCGCTTCGGCGCTCAAGAAGTAGGCAGGGATGCCGCAAGCTCTAGCCAATTCAAGCGCTACATATTGACGGCCTTCTGCAAGTTGCAATGATTTAGGATCAAAGCCAAATTGCTCAAGATTTACATCAGCATTTAGAAATGCAGTAGAGCGAGATTGGCGAGCAGTTTTCCAAGCGCTTAGAAGTGCTGAAATTCTTTCGGCAGTTAAATTAGTTCCATTCGATTTAAGAACCATAGTTGGAGCAGGCTCTTTAGCATAATTAACTGCTGCGTTCTCAAGATATACCGCAGCTGCGATTGTCTTACCAGCTCTATGAAGCAATCCCTCATCTGGGCCATCAAAGCGAATGAGTGAGCCGACTCCTTGAAGTGGAACGGCCATTCCATCCACTTTATAAGATTCAATTACTGTGTTGCGAAAATCTGTATCGACTGTAACGCGGTCTGGGCTGACGCGAGTCCAAGCTCTTACGCGACCGCCATCAGTTGAAGAATACATTTCTAAGACTTGACCATACCCAGCACCATAAAGCCAAATATCTTCAGCGAGCCAGTTATAAATTACAAATCCTGCAACTCTTGGGTCTGGTTGATTAATAACGCGATGCGGATCTACATACTGTCCAGTGATGCGATTAAAAGTGGTGAGAGGTAATGAGCCAATAGTTCCGCAGATAATATTGCGAGCTCTAGCAACGGATGGAACGCTCATTGCTAATTGCCGAGTGGTATTAGTTGCACCGCCGAGAATATTATAAACTGAATCGCTAATCTGGACGGGAGTTAGCGCGGCTGCAACATCTGAAACCTTAGTAGGTTTAGCCGTCTGAACCTGTGGAAATAGGAAATCTCTTATAGCACCCATTGCTTACATTGTAAGCGAGCCTACTTACACTATTTGAATATCTACTCCGCTTTCAGCCATCGTTGCGTAGTGTGTCGCTAAGGCTGAAGCAATTGCTCCGCAAATAGTTGTGTTACTCACTTTGCGACCCATTACCCATCCGCCATCACCGAAAGGGAGTTTGACGGCGGATAGGCATTGCTTGGTCAGCTCTTCCTGTCCCGAGTGAGCTAACCGCTGAGATGAAATTGCTCCCAGTAATTCATCGCAGCTTTGGGCATAATCAAGTCCATCTATTGGCTCAACCCTAATACCAGCAGGAGCTAATCTAGCTGCGACCGCTGACGCGGTTCTGGCTGAATAGGCAACTAGCTGAACTGGATACTTGCGCACCCATTCTGCTACATCATTAGCCATTGCTTTATCGTCCAAATTGGCTGGATTACTCCAAGTCTGAAGCAATATGACTTGGAACTTATCGCCCTCAAGTCTTTGGCTAGCGACTAGCGCCGCTTCTTTTCTACTAGGGCTTAGATCAATAGCCAGCCAAGTATCTGCCTCAGGGCTGAGTCGAAGTCCCTCAACTCTGCAACTCTCCCACTGAGACGGATTTATAACTGGATTTATGGTATCGACCCATTGACATAAAACTTCTGTGCGCACAATATCCTCGGGGTCTGACAGGACTGCTCGAATATTATCTGGATGAACTGTTATGCCTAATGATGGATTAGCTTGGCAGACACCTAGCCAAAAGTCTGGCGAGTTATCAAATTTAATGCCTTGGGGCGCTGACCATTCAAACCAACCAATATCATCATTGCTACCGAATATGGCAGCCATTGCTCTTTCCCTAAGTTTATTTAGGACTATGCTGTGTTGATCTCCAGCATTTGAATAAACCCATATTTGAGGATTTGGGCTAGCCATTTGGGTATATCGCAAGGCAGACCAGACATCCTCATCTTTATACTCTCGAGCTTCGTCTAGGTGTATCG